CAGCGTAGTAACCGCGGCCGGTGCTGTAGTTCTGCCGTCACTGGTAGTCGCTGGAACCGCAACGGATACCACCAGCGTAGTAACCGCGGCCGGTGCTGTAGTTCTGCCGTCACTGGTAGTCGCAGGAACCGCAACGGATACAGACCCACCTGGATTAGCAACCGCGGCCGGTGCTGTGGTCCTGCCGTCACTGGTAGTAGCGGGAACCGCGACAGATACAACAAGCGTAGTAACCGCGGCCGGCGCGGTAGTTCTGCCGTCACTGGTAGTCGCAGCGAGCGCAGTATCCGGGAGGGCAGAGAGTGATTTTACGATAGAAATTGATAACCGTGCCAAAATGATACAAACTACACTCAACAACTTTACAATAAGGATTTAAAAAATGCCGTCAATTAATGATAGTTCTGTTAACTCGCAAGCCGATAATCTGGCGAGCGATTACGCTACCGCGACGTTAACCATATTCGCGGGTACTCCTCCGGCCACTATTAACGCGGCCCTATCGGGTAACCCAGTTTTAGCGACTCATACCCTAGCCGGTTTCGGTTCGGCGGGCGCGTCGTCGCTTGGCAGGATAGACGCCAACGCAATAGCCAATGTAACAATAGCTGACACAGGCGCCCCTACTTTTGCGCGATTAGTGTTATCTACAAAATCTATGCAGATAACCGCGGGCACTGCGGGCAGTAATGAGCTAGTTACGTCTAGTAATAGTTACGTCGCGGGCGAGGACTCAGCGATCACATCTCTAAGAATAACCCAACCCGCTTCGTAATGGTTGTTAACTTAACGGCGGCTCGGAATTCTGGGAACCTAACCACGTTTAACGTGGTGGATAGTGACGGCGTCGCGGTTAATTTAACTACACTGGGCGCCACGGTCGTAACAGTCGAAGTATGCGGCCCTCTTATAAATAGCGGGTCCGGCGTTAAAATAGACAGTGGTTCTAGCGATGTGGAATTCTTAGGCGATACCGTATCTATTAAATTCGGACGCTTGAACCTGCGCGCTTCACAAACTTTGTACTACCCCAAAATAAGCTACGTAACCGCGGCTAATACTGAAAAGCAAGTCATTGCGGGCGAGGGGTATAACACAGAAATAAAACTTAAGGTGGTCTGCTAATGGCATGGACCGACAGATTAAAAGAGGCCGCGTACACGTCACCTTCAGGCGTAAGAATTGTTTTTGATTATGAGAATGTGGCCAAAGAATTAGAGAAGAGGACAACCGCGTTTGACTTTCCCGACGCCGACGGGACCTTCGTACAAGACTTAGGAAACTCCGGCCGGCGATACCCGCTTCGCGTATTCTTTTGGGGCGAAAACTACGATCAAAATACCGACGCTTTCGAGGCCGCATTGTCAGAGCGCGGACCCGGTAGATTAGACCACCCACTTTACGGGACTATCGACGTCGTACCGTTCGGCATAATTGGCCGCCGCGATGATCTTAAAACCGCCGCCAACCAGGCTATAGTGGAGGTCACATTTTTTGAGACAATAGGACTAATTTATCCGGCATCTCAGGGCGACCCAGCGAGTGCAGTACTAGCCGCCGTCGAAGAGTATAACGACGCAGCCGCCGGCGGGTTTTCTTCGGAGATAACGTCGATAAGCGCAGTGGAAGAAGCTAAATTTAAAAACGATTACCTCAATCTTTTAAGATCAGCTAAAAGCGGGCTGTCTAGCATAGCAGCCGAGAAAGACGAGGTAGAAAGAAGATTCAACGCCATAAACGACGCGATAGAACAGTCCATAGATGTATTAGTCGGCGAGCCCCTAACGCTGGGGTTTCAGACTTTAGCGCTAATACAGGCTCCCGCGCGCGCAGTAGTAACGGCGGTCGCTCGACTAGAAGCCTATAAAAATCTTGCCCTTGCTATTGTGGCCGACAACGACCCGAGCGACGTTAACGACTCTAACGAATTTCATACAAAAGACTTGTACGCCTCCACGTACGTAACCGGCTCCGTGGTTTCGGTCGTTAATACCCAATTTACAACTAAGTCCGAAGCGCTAACCGCAGCCGAGGAGATTTTAAACCAGCTAGATACGGTGACGACTTGGCGCGACGAAAATTACCTATTGTTAGCAGAAATCGACACCGGCGAGGCTTATCAGAAATTGCAAGAGGCCGTCGCTCTAACGGCGGGTTTTTTAGTCGAGATATCGTTTACGCTAAAGCAAGAGCGCCGAATTGTATTAACCCGTAACAGAACTATCATTGATTTAGTCGCGCAGTACTACGGCAGTATAGACGACCAGCTAGACTTTTTTATAAACTCTAACTCGCTAACAGGCTCGGAAATTCTAGAAGTACCAAAGGGGCGTGAGATTGTCTACTACATATAAGGTGATCACCGGCGACACGTTCGAGAGCGTATCGCGCAAAAAGTACGGAACGGGAAACGAGGCGGGGCTAATAGCTTCGGCTAACCCCGGGACAGACGGGCCGTTAGTCTCCGGAACCTCAATTGTTATACCTGCGCTACAGAATGAGCCAGAGAAAATAAGACAGGCGGCCCCCAGTAACAACGAGGACGAGGTCGCGATACTTATCGAGGGCTCACGTTTTAGATTCTGGGATAGCGTCCGTGTGACCCGCTCAATTGACACAATGGATACAGTAGAGTTTGGGGCGCCATTTGATTCTAACGCGCCGGGGTTTCGCGAGTCCTTCCGCCCGTTTACATTTAAAAACATGTCTATAACTATAGGCGGTCAGCCGCTATTTACAGGGACCATGGTTGCGGTAAACCCACTGATAGAAACTAGCCGGAAAGTATTAACCGTAAGCGGCTATTCGTTACCCGGCGTTTTAAACGATTGCACCCCGCCCGCCAGTGCTTTTCCTCTAGAGTTTGACGACCTCGGGCTAAGAGAAATAGCCTCCGCGTTAGTAGCGCCGTTCGGGTTAAGTGTGGAATTTAAAGTCGACCAGGGCGCAGTTTTTGAGCGCGTAGCCATACAACCGGGCCAAAGAATACTAGCGTTTTTAACGGGCCTAGCAAAACAAAGAAACCTAATTATATCTAGTTCGCCGCGTGGTAAGCTTTTGTTTTTGCGCTCTACTGACACGGGCCAACCGGTCGCAAACTTAGAGCAGGGGGTCGCGCCGGTGTTATCCGTGTCGCCGTTTTTTAGCCCCCAAGAGTATTACAGCAGTATCACAGGATTAGACCCCGTAATAGCAGGGCTAGCCGGGTCTCAGTTTACCGTAAAAAACCCACGGTTATTAGGCGTTGTCAGGCCGCTCACGTTTAACGCGCCGGACACTTTAGACTCGGACGTCAAAGAAGCCGTTAACGCCAAGGCGGGCCGCATGTTTGCGAACATGGTATCCTACTCGATACAGGTCGCAACGTGGCGGGACCCTTCCGGCGATTTATGGGCGCCCGATACAATAATAAATTTAACAGCACCCGACGCGATGGTTTACAATAAATATAAATTTACAGTCCGGTCCGTAGAGTTTAACCGTGACTCGCGCAAACAAACGGCGACACTTAATTTAGTTATACCTGGCGCATTTAGTGGGCTAATACCGGAGTCTTTACCGTGGGACGAATAGCAAAGATATTATCTTTTATTAGAGTGCAGAGAAACGGCGCTAAAATATCAGACGTAAAAGCGGACCCAGGCGGCGGGGCCAACATAACGGCCGAGCATTTTAGCGCACCCGGCGACGACTCCCAGCCAATGCCTGGGGATTATGTCGCATTAAACGCCGATAGCGGCTCGGGCCGAGAATCAGCGCTAGGTTATTTGGACCCACTTAATCCGCCAGTCGCTTTAAAGGGCGATAAAAGAATATACGCGCGCGACGCGGACGGCGCGGTCATTGTTGAAGTGTGGCTTAAAAACACGGGCGAGGCTACAACCAAAAACGGTAGCGGGTCCGTTACTCTTGGGCCTACAGGCTCAATACTAGGGACTAATAACAACGGGTCTTTTGAGCTGCAGGCGGCGGGTGACTTTTTGGTAAATGGTGTTAGGATAGATATTAACGGAGCGGTTACGATCCCCGACAGTCTAACACTGGACGGCAAAGAGATAGCAGGCCATGACCACGATATAGCGAGCGGGTCGAGCGCGCCAGGTCCAACTGAGGGTAATAATTAATGAAATTAGAACAAGGCGACGTTAGCATCTTCCAGACCGACGACGGTGGAGACATACAAGTGATAGACGGGGTCGTCGTACTTGGCGGCGGGCTAGCTACGTCGGTATACCTTTCGTTATTCGGCGGCAACGAAGACGACGACGGCCGCAGAGACAACCCGCGTAGCTGGTGGGGCAATATCGACGAGGTCAACCCGGCCCGGCAGTATAGAAGCGAAACACAGAACTTACTACAGGGCCTACCTGCCACTAGCGGAAATCTACGCCGGCTAGAAGACGCAGCGAGCAGAGATTTAGCGTGGCTTATACAGGGAGACGTAGCCTCCTCCGTAGATGTGGTCGCACGTATACCCGGAATAAATAGGATCAAATTAACTATCGACATAGAGGCCAACGGGTTAGAATCTAGCTTTGAGTTTGTCGAAAATTGGAAGAACGGATCATGAGTCTTACAACGCCTACCACAAAACAGATAAACGAGAACATAATCGCGCAGCTAGAGGCGAGTCTAGGGCAGAGTATACCGATACTACCTAAGTCTTTTCTACGCGTATTATCCAAGGCATTAGCGGGCGTATTTATTCTACTGTATAAGTATGCGGGTTTTATGTTTTTGCAGATATTTGTTAAATCAGCAAGCGATGCGCCGACACTAATAAACGGGCTAAGTATAACGCCCCTAACTCAATGGGGTCGATTGATCGGCGTCGTCGACAGAGTACCAGCCAGCAACGCGGAGTTAATCATTCTCGTGACCACGGAGGCCGCTATTAGTGTTTTACCCTCGGGGTCTCAGCTAGTAAACGCGACTAACGGAGTAACATATATAAGCTTAGGGGCGGTAAACCTACCCGCATCGTCGCAAGTACAGGTCCGAGTAAGAGCCGCGTCCGATCAGCAAGGAGGCGGAGGTGCGGGGGCTATCGGTAATCTACAAGAATTCGACGTGCTAACTTTTGCTAATCCTTTGTCTAATGTTAACCGCTCCGCCGAGGTGCAATCTCAGGTTATAACCGGCGCCGACGCCGAGACCAGCGACGCATACCGCCAACGGGTTATAGATAAATTTCAAAAACCGCCCCAGGGCGGCGCCTACTCGGACTACGAAATTTGGGGCGAGGAGGTTAGCGGAATAATAAACGTATACCCATACACGGGCGCCCCGGGCCAAGTGGACTTATATTCGGAAGCTACGGTCGCTAGTTCAGGCTCGGCGGATGGTATCCCGACCCCCGCGCAGCTTTTAGTTGTACTTAGCTCCGTGACATTTAATGCCAGCGGGCTAGCTAACCGAAGGCCGGCGAATGCTTTCGTAAATAGTCGGGCTATAAGTAGGACGGGGTTCGACGTTCAAGTCCAGGGTATTTCCGTGGATGGATTGGGAGCCGTACAAGAGGCCATAACAACCGCGGTAACAAACTATTTTTTGCAGAGAGAGCCGTTTATACTCGGACTAAGCATCCCCCCAAGACGGGACCGTATAACACAGGGCGCACTTATCAGTATCGTAGATAGTTTGGTAAGCGCTTCGGGTGGTACTTTTACCATAGTAACTGTAACGCAGAATTCGAACGCGGTTAATACCTACGAACTTGGGATAGGTGAGAAAGCAAAACTAGCTACAATAGGGTTTATATAATGTTCCTAGAAGTTATTAAGCACCTTTTACCGACGGCCCGAGCGTGGCGGATAACGGTAGACAAGACGCTAAGACAATTTTTCGAAGGCTTAACGGGCACTTTCGCAGAAATTAGACTGTATGTGGATTTAGTTTGGCTCGACATATACCCGCAAACCACCCGAGACGTGGCGGCATGGGAGGAGCAATTCGGACTACCTAATACCACATTGACCAATCAGCAAAGAAGGGACCGGGTAGATGGGGCTTGGAAGTCTAGCGGCGGCCAGTCCCCCAGGTACATACAGGACTCAATACAAGCCGCGGGATTTAACGTATTTATACATGAATGGTGGGAGCCGGTGGATGTTTTCGCCGCAGAGTGCGGGGTCCCTACTGCAGAGTGCGGGGAGCCTACGGCCATATGCGGCGCTATAATCGGGGTCGCGCAGCCTATAGCGGCGGAGCCCCGGGACCCGTCTAAGGTGCTTACTGATGGTTCCGTCCCCTTCGGTTACTTTCTAAATAGCGGGGGCTCCGTCGCGGTCTGCGGTGGCGTAAAAGCTATAAGCGGAGCAGCGAACGGCGTATCGGGTGGGCTATTAGTTAATAAACCTGCTAAGATTATATATCAAATACCAACCAACCCGGCTCAGTGGCCTTACGTGCTGTATTTCGGCGCGCAGACATACGGCGAAAGGGCTACGGTTGACGTCGCTAGGCGTGAAGAATTCGAGGCGTTATGCCTTAAACTTTGCCCGGCGCAACAGTGGATCGGATTAATTGTGGAGTATAGTTAGCATGGCTTTAGATATAAATAACACTTACGGCGCCAGCACGCCAGCAGACGCGGATTATCCGTACGGCTCTGCTAAAAATGAGACTACGCCCGGGGATTTAGACGGCACGCCTTTAGAAAAAGCGGGCTTTGATGATATTTACGGGCTGATGCAATCCTTGCTAATATGCGCCGGAGTGGTCCCCAACGGAAACCCGGACACGGTCCAAGCGCCGCAGTACTTAGCATCCATATTCAACCTAAGATGGTACGATAAAATAGATTTTGCTGTAGGGACTAAAGTTGTGGCTGGGGATGGTCTAACGTACGTGTGTGGCGAGGCTAGCGGCCCGTCTACGTCCCCCCAAAATCCCGTGACAGAGTCGGCCCCTAGAACTAAATGGTTAACCGAGGGAGCTTTTACCTTCGGGTTAATTAACCCCGTGGGCTCCATACACTTGGCCCACAATTCTATTAACCCCGGTGATCAATACGGGGTCGGTACGTGGGTCCGTATAAAAGGTAAGTTTTTAATCGGGGTAGACGAGTTACAAAGCGACTACAATACAGCCGGCGAGACGGGCGGGACCAGGACGCACAACCACTCCGACAACTTCTCGGTCGCAAACCACACCTTGACATTGTCCCAAATACCGTCGCATAGCCACACATATCAAAGGACTAGCGGGGGAAATAACGGGGGTAGCGGCCAGTCATACCCCCACCAGGTACAAAACGATAGCACCGCTCCGGCCGGGGGCGGGCAACCGCACAATCACGGGTTGTCTGGTAACATAAACAACCGGGATTTACTCCCACCATTTCAATCTGTTTACATGTGGAGGAGGATCGCCTAATGGCCCTTAAACCCAACGAATTATTTATCGGTAAGATAACCGATCCAAGCGCGGCGTACCCTCTCGGGTCTGCTAGGAATGTTACGACACCAGGGGACGGGACGGGCACGCCTCTTGTCGCGGCGCTTCTTAACGATATCTTCGGGTTTCAACAAAGCCTATTAGCCGCGGCGGGTATAACGGCTAACGGCGATCCTGACAGCGTTACTAATCCGCAGTATAAAAACGCTATTTTAGCCCTTCTATCTAAAAGAGTGGTTCCGTTTGGTACATTGGCCAATGCGGTAGCATCAACTGACGCATCTCTAGTTTTTAATGGCGCAGTATTAAAAATAAAAGACAGGGCCAACGGCATTTTTGACGTGGTTCTAGCATCAGGCGTAACCGCAAACACTTTTAATATTATAGCGTGTACAGGGTTTAACACACTGGCTTTACAGCTTAGGCTGACTAGCGTAATTGATGCCGCTGCAGTAGGTGCAAAGCTTGATAACTCTACAGATGATTTACTAGCAATGAGGGCAGCACACTCAATATGTTTATCCACATTCGCTTCTTTAACTTGGAAAGGCACACCTTACGTTAGCGATAATTTAAGCTTACGCTTTATATCTATTACTGCCCCACTTGGAAATGTCCGAGTTGCAGATAATAAAATGCTAATTCTAGGTGGTGATGCTTCAAGCCCAGAAAATCCAAATCAAGAAATTCGTAAAACATTTAGAAGTGGTGACGACAGCACTGTCCCAACTTGTCAAATAAGAGGCGCAAAAGGATGCAAGATAACTATTCGTGGTCAAACTAATTTTGTTCAGTTATATGCTGATACTAATTCAGACGTAGAACCTACAGATTATTCCATTGCATATAATCATTTTTCTATGTTGCGTGTTATAAAATTAGAATTAACAAATAATCCAAGCAGTGACGGAAGCTCTGTGCAGTGGATTAATGAAAATAGATTTGATTTAAAAAGAACAAACATAATCTTGATAAACGGCACGTATGAACACAACCATAATGTATTTAACACTCCTAATATTGAAGCATCCAGTAGTGTAGTAATTAATATTGAAAAAGGCTCCTCTAATTTATTTTATGATGCAAGACTAGAGGGTGTATCAGGTGCAGAAATCAATTTTTCTGCGGGTACGTGGGGCAATTATATATATGCTACATGGATGGAACACCCCAACAATAGAATGGGAAAATCAAATCCATCTAACGTAACTATTACAGATGCGGGGAACAATAACGCAGTAATATATGATTACAACCAGCAGCTTTTAAAAATACCATTAATTTCTGTATCCGGCAGTATGCAAAATGGTAACAACAGAGATGATGGACTGGCGCTAAGCCCTAGTTTGGGTGGGATTTATCCTGTCACCAATTCAAACTCCTCTCTTGCTAAGACTCTATTAATACCAGTGTTTAAAAATACCGTTATAAACTGCTCATCTGGTGGCAAATATAGGGCCGTAGTTGCTTGTTTTGATTCTTCACGCAAAAAAATAGACGACCTATCTAACACCGACATAGCGTCCCCAGTTTTAACAAGCTTTAATGGCAATAAAGTATCTGTAAATACAGGGGTTTCAGGCTGGGTAATTTATGTAGCAGCTTCGCGGGTTGCATATATAGAGGTGGATATTACAGCTTCTTTTAATCAAACATTCACTGACTTTGGGTTTAATATTAGCGTGAACGCTATGTATTCACCAGAAAATCAATATCAGCAACTACCAAACTCTAGCGATTTTTCAGCATACAACAAGGAAGTTATTTTAGTGACTTCAAAACCCACAAAAGTTGTGGCAAGGGCTGGAACAATTTTTACGGATAGCACAAATACTTGGACAGTTATTAAACAAGTTATTACTCAATCAGACGGTGGTGCGTCATCAGGCGATAGCACAATAGTAGCAGACAGCGTTGCAGGCATGGCTGTTAATGATATTATAGGTATTTTAAAAAATAACGGTTTTACATTTTGGACTACAATATCTGCAATTAACTCGCAAACAATTACCTTAAATGATGCTTTAGATGCTGACGTAACAGACGGAATGATTCAAACTATAAGACTTTCAACTTAAATAAATTAAATTAACTTTATAAACTATGTATAATTTAATAACGTTGTACATAGTTAACCAGAAGATAGTCATGCTAGGAAGTAAAGGTAGAATACTTAACGAGGTTATAAGGGTCGAGGGCGGATACGTCAACGACCCGCAGGACTCGGGAAAAGAGACTAACCACGGCGTTACGGTGGCAATCGCCAGGTCCGCAGGTTACACGGGCTGCATGATAGATATGCCCGAAAGCGTGGCCTTCGATATATTCTCGGATATGTTTTGGGACTCCGTACGGGCCGACGATATGCTCGACTTATCCGAAGCCGTGGCCCGTGAGGTCGTAGATACTTGCGTCAACATGGGCCCGAGCAGAGCGGGTAAGTTTTTACAACGTTCGCTTAACGTGCTTAACAAACAGGCTAGCCTATACCGTGATCTTAAAGTAGACGGCGCTATTGGGCCCTCTACATTGGCGGCACTGCGCGGCTATCTAGACAACAGAGACGAAGCCACACTTGTAAAAGCGTTAAATTGCTTACAAGGGGCTTTTTATATAACACTGGCCGAACGTAGAGAAAAGGACGAGCGATTCGTATACGGCTGGTTTAAAGCGAGGGTGATAGTATGAAGATCTGGGACATAGTTCGAAACGTGGGCAGCGCCGCTTTACAAGTGGCCCTACCTGGGACTGGGTCGCTAATAGTGAAAGCCGTTAACGAGTTTTTACCCGGCGACAAAAAACTAGCCGAAAGCGCTACGGGCGACGAGATAGGATCAGCTATATCTTCTTTGCCGCCAGACCAACAGGCGCAAGTTTTACAAAAAGAATTCGACGTTACTATCGAACAGATACAACAGAGTAATTCTACGTTACGGGCTATGTTAGAAAGCGAGGCTAAAAGTCCACATAGCACGCGCCCGTATATCGCTAAAGGCGCGTTTCACGTTGTGGCCTTCGCGACTATATGCGTGGTGTCGATATGGGCCTACGGGGTTATATCAGGCGATTCTGCGGTAATTACTGCAGTGGTGAATGGATGGCCATTTATACTAGGAACGATAGGTCCGTTAGTAATATTGTTACATTCTTATTTCGGCGTACTTAAGCAAGAGCAGAAAAACAAGCTAGAAGCGGCTAGCGGTCGCTCGACACCGGCCGGCATTTCGGGCATACTTTCGGCACTGTTTAAAAAGTAGGCGTAAATAATGGCTATTCAAGATAAGAAACCTCAACCAGTTAATACCTCGGGCGGACGTGGCAAACAGAGACCGCGCAAAAAAGACGATCCGCAGTATACAGCGCCGAAGAAGTAATGGACCCGCTAAGTTATTTACTATTCGCTATACTTTTAGCGTCGGTATGTCAGCCAAGCGCGGAAAGGATATTCGCCGCGGTTGTTTTTATTACTTTTACCCTTGTACATGAGGTAACATTGTCCTCGACGACGGGCTTTACTTACTACGGTACAGCGGCCCTATTTAATCTGCTAACGATACTATTTACTAGCGGCATTAATCCTCTGCCTAAAATGGTTTTAACTTTGCACCGTATATGCCTCGCGGCGATTTTGGTAAACGCGGCCGGGTGGGTTATGTGGTTTTTATACATGTCGCCGGCGGCATACAACGCTTTATTTTTCGCCCTATACGTTTGGGTGATCATAACCCTTATACATAGGACGGGTCTAAATGTGGGAGGTCTTACAATGGATAGGTGGCATACTTGCTTTTGTTTCAATCGGCTTACGTGGTCTAAGTTGCTACAGAGCCACGGTATCAAAGTATGATAATCAAACAGGTAGTAAGCGAAGTGGTACAAAATCCGAGGATAGCGTCGGCAGTGGCGAGCGCAACGACCGGGACGGGCCTCGGGACGATACTTGATTTAATACCGAATGATATCGGAAAGTTAGCGACTCTTATCGGTATCATTTTAAGCAGTGTTTTAATATACACGCATTGGAGAAAAGGTCGCATTGAATACGAAAAGACTAGGTTAGAAATATTGCATTTAAAGCAAAGAGAAGCGGAACGCATAGAAGCGGCCCGCGGCAGTGATTAAGACTTAACCTCCTCCACATCTTCGATACTAAGCCCGGACATACGGGCGACCGCGTCAACTGTTAGAAAACCCGCGTTGTAAAACTCCTCGACAATACGCCCCATACACCCCCGGTTAGCGTCTATGCGGCTAGCTTGGTCCTGTATGTCCGTCGGGCTTAGTTGGTCCTCTTCGGCGTTTAACGCATTCACCAGCACGTCTTTAGCGGAATTAATCAGCATCATACCGTTAGCCTGTTTAACTTTTAGTAGAGTAGTCAATCTTTCAACTCCTTAATGATCACAATGTGGTTAATAAATGGCGCGAAAGGTGAGAACGTGGCCGCTCTAGACGCGCCCGCCTCGGTCCTTACGACCACCCAATCAGCGCCGGCAGCTTCGACCCGGACCGTCTCGCAGTTTAGCCCCTCGTCGCCTAAAAGCTTCGCGCCGTTCGTGCCTAGTTTTATCAAGTGACCCGGTAATATTTGCGTCATTTTTTTTTAGTCCTTCCTATATCGTTTACCGCGCCAGCCACCGGCCGCACGAATTGGCCAGTCTGAGGCCCAGTCGGGCATTATTGCCATTAATCTTTCGAACTCTTCTACCGACCCGGTGCCGGACACTACCTCGCTAACAATTTCGTCGTGGACATGTAAAGCGATAGAATACCCGGCGCGCTCTACGTTTTTGAACGCAAACGTAAGCACGTCGCGCGCTATAGCTTGCGTAACATTTTCTGTTAGTTTACCGCCGTACGTCTCCAAGCGCATCCAACCCTGGGGGCCCTTTTTATAGTCAGAATTCCAACCCATATAAGTTAGTTTTAACACTTGTTTACCCCACGGCGTTACGTCCGGGTGTAGTCTCGGGGCATGGTACGACAACTTTCGGCCGCTTAGTAACTGGCAGTAAAGCACGTCACCCTTAACGCCAAACGTGATCCCGTTATAGCTAAAGCACGTCCCGGGGTTTTGCACTGCGGAGACCGCGGCCTCTTCCATACCGTACCAAAATTTTACAATCATTGGCGATTCTTTGCGCCACGCTTTTATACTATGGCGTATCTCGTCTTCGCCTAAATGCTTATCAGCACCGAAAGCCAGCCAAGCACCGTAACCGCCTTGATACCCGGATGCTAACTCGGCGACTTTACCTATCTTTTTGCGTAGCGGGTGGTGGTCCCCTGTGTCTTTTTTATGCTGGATAAGCTCCTCGAAGGGTACGCCGGATATTTTAGCCGCCGACATTTCGTAAATTTTGCCGTGCGTCCTAAAAACATCAATCCGCCATTTTTCGCCCGATATCATAGCCAATACTACGGCCTCGATAGCGGAGTAATCCGAACAAATAAAATCGCAACCGGGCGCCGCGCTAAACAACCCGCGGAGACAGCCGGATATTGTGGCCACAGCATCGCCGAAATAATGCTCGACCCATAGCAGGTCGCGTTCCCTAATTATCTCTAAGGCGTCTTCTACTGCGCCGATACACCATTCCGATTCAGAGCTAAACGACTCGGGAGCGTGGCACCACGGGCACGCGTCGAGGTGCGGGCCGTAGTACTTCCCGCAACCGTTTATAACGTCGCAGCGTCTAACAGGCGGGCCACTATTCGGGAGGTTTTGAGGCTGGGGGCCACGACCCGCAAACCGACCGGTCCGATCAGCGCCGCAGAATGCGAACAGGTCCCGGAGTCGGCCGTCGTTAGATATGCGCCTAGATATAGCGAACAATTTTTTTACACTAGCGGCCCCAATAAGTGCCCGTATCTCTAGTACTCGACGAGTGCTTCCGGGTAAGTCGGTACGTTTTAGCGCGTCGTCTACTTCGTCCGCGCCTAAGCTAGCCATGTGGACGCCATTCTCGGCGAGCCATGCGCCCATTTTAGCCACTTTCCCCGCGCTATCTACTTGGCCCGCGGTTATAGCGAAAAGCTCAGCGGTGTATTTTGTGTGGGCTTGCTCGACGACGGCTATACAATCGTTTAACGCGGCGGTGTCTATATGCACTCCGCGAAAGTTTATACACTGGTCTAACAGCCACAATTCTAATTCGTCGGCGCTTAGGTCTGGTATGACTGCAGAGACGGCCGACTCTGCGGCTATGTCGCCAAGGTTGTAGTCACATAAATTAGCATAATCGACCGGGTCCTCTTGGGGGCGTATCCGGCGGCGCGGGTCTTTTTTAGACGGGTTTTTAGGTTTAGAGAATTTGTTAATTAGGCGCATACCGTCGCCAATCTTTTGATCGGAAACCCGCATAACTTCCGCAGCCTTGCCAAGCTTACCGGGCAAAGAAAACGCCCTTGATTTGGCCATTGCGTCGCGTAACTGCCAATAAGGCAAAGGCGGCCAGCCCATGCGAGAGCATACGCCGTGCCAGATATGCCACTCAAAGGCACTGTTCCACGCCTCTAGTAATCCGCCGTTAGCAATGTGGCCGAAAAGTTCCTCGGGCGGTGGCATCCCTGGCAACCACATACGCGACCCAACGCCGTCCTTTAGATTATACGCTAGGCTTAATACCTCGGTCGACGGATGCTCAGAATATGCGGACGCGCCGACCGCGCCCAGCCCATGGGGCGGAGACTTAGTTATCGACGCCCATTTGTTAGCCGCTTCGTCGAACGTGTAGCCCGCCTCGCTGTAGGTCTCAAAATCAAAGTCCGGTAAGACCGTAGAGAAACCGCACCCGGACGGAAGACGGTCGCCGGCCATGTGGCCTAGCATAACTTTAAATTCTTAATAATAATCCCATACGCCGCGCCCGCCACAAATAGCATAGCGTTAGTATCTACGTAAAAAAAATTGTTTAGTAGTGTACTTATCGACACAGCCACTAACATAAAAAAAAACGCTATAAATAGCCCCCAAATGGCCTTAGATAACTCAACTAACATGATCAGGACCCCCTATTGTGTAAACGCCCGATATCTCTTCTAAGCTGTCATCGTTAATAATGAGGACCGCTAGCTCGGGAAATAAAAAAGGCGCGGCTTTAAACGACCCTATTAAGGAAACTATAGCCGATTTAGAAAGGCACTTATAAGAGCATCCGTAAGAAGTTAAGTAAAGGTCCTGAGTACCCCCGCAATGCTCGGGGTTTGAGACCTTATTTAAGGATATATCTTCTGAGGCAGCAAGGCCGGAGACGACCGAATCCTCGTCCGAGCAAACGACCATAATACTAATGTTGTTTGACATATCTACAACCCCTCTTTGTTAGGGTTTAGGGCCTCGCTTTTGCCCCATATGAAACGGGCGGCGTAATACGTAGCCTTTATTTTAGAAATAAAACTCAGTTTAGACACCATAATATACTTAGGATTTTGGACCCCCCCAGGCGCCGAGCTTTTGACGCGGCATTTAACGAGGTCTGAATTGTGGCTAAGTATAAGATTACCCCGCAAGTCGACAATCTGCTTACCTGCTTTTCTGTAGTAATACATAAATTTTTCCTAAAAAAAAGCCCGCCGAAGCGAGCCATATTATCGTATTTAAGCGCGGGCTAAGGCGTGGACTTGCTCGACGGTGTAACCCGCCTGAACTAGTACGGCTTCGGTAAATGCGACGCCGTTAGCGTCCAAGTATTTTACCTCAACAGGCGCGGCGGCGGGACCGGCTAAAAAGTCCGGGGCGGGTGCTACGGTCCCAGGTGCGGGAACTGCAGGACCGCCAGGCAGAGCAGCAGCGGCAGGCAGAGCAGCGGCGGCGGGCAGGGCAGCGGCGGCGGGCAAAGCAGCGGCAGCAGGCAGAGCGGCAGCAACGGGGGCGGCCTGCGCGATAGGCGCAGTGTTAACCATTGGCGTGGCACTGGCTCCGGCGGGTAACGCCCCGACTACTGGGGCCGCACCGAATACCGCGTCGCCACTTGGCCCCGTGGTTATTACATCGCCGTAGGCCACTAGCTCGACCATAGAATGATTTAAGAATATACCGGGCTTTTGTTGAGACCCGTTGCCCTTTACGCTTCCGTAAATTCGCACAAAATAACCGCGCTTAAGCATCTCGGGGTTAGTGATCAATTCCGCACCGCCAGCCGTGTAGCACTTAGGCGCAAAACCGCCGGAGAAGTTAAGAACCCAATTACCCGGAAAGTTATCACGGCTAGCCGGTGTAACGCCTTTGGTGTTTGGGACCGTGCTATCACCGTCGGTTAGCTTAAATGCAAACGCAGGATTAACGCAGTTACCAGCGGCGTCGAAAAGGTTAGGGAAAGAAGCGCGCGCAGTGTTAGAAATCTGCGCCCACAACTCGGCGAACGCCGGATCGATTTTAGGGATTGCAAGCCCCATAAAAAAATCTACCCGAGGTTGCCCGGCGTTAGGGCCGTTTTTAATTAGTAGCGGCTTACCTTCGGAGTCGGTTGTCTGGGCTTCGAAACAGTCGCCTTGAATTAGACGGCCTACCGGGGTTAATATTTGAGTCAATTGTGTCATTTTTTAAATACCTGTTTAGCTTTGTTTAAATTATCCGGCACTATCTTTAGCCCGGTAGATGGTCTCGTACTGTACGCAGTAATGACGGCGCCGTCAATACCTAATTCTTTCGCCTGGTTAGGCGTTATCGCCTCGGGCTTTTTGCAAAGGTCTATGCCTAGCATCTCGCCTAAGGATATTATTTCTTCAACCGGCCGCGACCATGCGGTCCGACCGACGCCTTGCTCCACGCTCCAACCCGGGACCAATGCCCCCGAACGTATAAGCCCCTTAACTTGCTCCTCAAACCCCGACTCTAGGAATTCTAATTGCTTGCGTGCGCGTTTAACAATGGCCAGTTGTACCCCTATCGCTTCAGGGCTCAGGTTTACGGGCGTGGCCTGAGAAACAACCTCAAACATGCCCATGCCGGCCTTCAATGCCGCGGGGCAAGAGTGGCGGCCGACGCAATACTTGCAATGCTCGCCGGTTTTAAACTTTGCGTCCGGGCCTAACGACTCGGCAGCATTAGCGGCCATGTGGTTAAAATAGCCGCGAAGGTCCGAAGCCATAACGGCCCACTCTCGGACAGGGCCGTCGCGGTGATGCGCTCTCGGTTGCACAATGCGGATATGCACTCGGGTTTTTTGGTCAAGATTACCGTCTATGTCTAACTCGTCGAGTATACCCGCAACGTAGTCCATAGCCTGCCAATTCTCGAACGCCTCGACCACCTCGAAACCGTGTTTAAAATCCCACACATACAAAGAATTAGAGGTCGGGTCGTATAGCCTGCAATCGGGCGTACCGTTGTTAAGCTCATGGACCCGAGGTATTTTAACCCGCTCCTCAATCTTTAAATACCCTACGCCAAAAATACCGGTTTTTCTCATAATTGAGATAACGTCGTCGGCGTATACCATGGCCGATTTAAACATAGTATCCGTAAATATAACGCCGTTAGAGCCCGTTATCCCTACCCAGTCGGCCGCGGTGTGTCGTTGTACGCCGTTAGTTTTAGCGTCGGTTATTATCTCCGACCCTATCTCATGGGCCGCGGTCCCTTCTTTAGCGTGGACGTTTTCCTCGGTCTCGGGGTACGTCTGCGCCATAAGCGCCCAGCCGGTGCAACCGCCGGGCTTCCCCCATATCGCCGCAGACGACGGGGGGAGCATAGTTAGCGCCACGATTATAGGCCTAGAGCTTCGGCTACGGCCGGTACTAAATCGGGCCTAGACGCTAAGAGGGCCACGCTCGGGAGACCGCAGGCATTTACAACCGCTAAAACCATGGGGGTATCTAATTTAGCCGCAGTGATCGCGCTCATAAGAGCCGGGAACGTGGTTATAGATACAGCAGGCGCGGGACTAGCAGGCGCAGGACTAGCAGGCGCGGGACTAGCAGGGACGGCAGTATCCGGCGTAGGTCCGGCCACAACCGTGGCAACGTTTCCCCCCGCGCTCATTGCGGCGCGTAGCTCGGTCTCTACTTCGGCGACAAGTACAGGGTCTACATTGCGTTTCATTTTCCAGCCAAACGGCTTTTTAGCTAATTTTCCTTTACTACTTCCATGTATCCTAACGTCCCAAGGGACCAGAGTATCAGGGTCGTTAACGCTGGGCGCCGTATCAACCCCGGCCGGTGCCGTTGCATCCGGTACAGGCGAAACCACTTCCGCCGCAGAGGTGACAGGCGCAGCCGCAGGGAGAGAAAGTTCCGTCGCACCATTCGCAGACTTTGGGGCGCCGAATACCTCGGTAGCTTCCGGGCCCGGGCCGTTTTGAACGTCGGCGCAGTCCCCGCCTATTGTGTCGCCTTCGTTATTTTGCTCGCGCGGTGCGTGGACTTCGACGGTCCGGCCTTGATGCTCGTATGATTTAGTTATCTTGTCTATACCAGCGGCGAGCGGGGATTCTTTGGAGTAGGCCCCTTTTGTAGTCGGGTTTTCATGCGTTAAATCGACGGCTAGGCCGTGGAGCATATCAGAGGCGCGAGTTAACGCGGAGTGTGTTAATGGTATCGTTAATGTTATAGAATTCATTTCGTCGTTTTTCCTTTAGATTAGTGTTTGACGGGGGGGATATTATAGCGTAATGTTTACGCCGTCAACAACAAATAACAAAAGGTTTTAAAAATGTCTCAAACAAATGTAAGTGTAACACTCGCCGCTTTTGACGTTCCTAGCATCCTTGTAGAAGAATGTAAATCTCTTAGTAGTATAATAAAAAAGTCTTCCCGCGGGTTTAAAATGCCGCCGATAGGGCCCGGTTTATTAACCGCCTCGCCGCCGCCTTTTAACCCTAGCGAGTGGCACGCCCCGATAGTGGCCCCGCGTGAATTCTTATTATCTGAGGTTGAACCCCACATATTACTACAAATGTGTGAAGCCTACCGTTATGAGGTGTTTAAGCGCGCCGGTAAGTCGGATTGGCTGCTAAATGTTCCCCGTGAAGAGGACAATTCTAAGGAGACCGTTTCTATGTCTCAAGAGGACCACAAACTGTACTTAATCGCGCGAATAAAACAAGTAGAGATAGCCGACGAATACGGGTTTTCTTTACCCGAGGACCCGTTTGTAATTAACGTTAAAAAAAATGCTAGCAGCGACGCCGAAAAACAAGCCGAAGCCCGCGCAAAAGAGCGTGCCGTGTGGGTGGCTGGGGTGGGCCGGGCTCAACTGGCGACGGAAAGCGCTCGGTGACTACCCATTTAAGGCCCTACCAGGCGGACATGAAGCGGGACATATACGCGGCGTGGTCTTCGGACTTCCGCAATGTCCTCGCCGTGTTGCCTACCGGGGCGGGTAAAACCGTCGTTTTTTCTGACATTGTACGCGAACATAAAGGGGCTAGTTGTGCTATCGCTCACCGTCAAGAGCTAGTTAGCCAGATATCTATGGCACTGGCTCGCGACAAAGTCAGGCACCGCATAATAGGCCCTAAAAGCGTTGTCAAGCTATGCGTTAATTTACACATGTCGGAGTTAGGGGTCAGCTATTTTGACCCGTCTAGCGCTTGCGCGGTTGCGGGGGTTGATACCCTCGTCAGGCGGTCCGAGGAGCTAGCCGACTGGCTTAACTCGGTCACGCTATGCGTCCAAGACGAAGCGCACCACGTACTAGACGGGAATAAATGGGGCACTGCGTTTAAAATGTTTCCTAACGCCAGGGGGCTAGGCGTCACCGCTACGCCACTGCGCGCGGACGGTAAAGGGCTCGG